TGGAACTAAGGGTGGTACAGACGTACTTGAGAATTGGGGTCACGCAAGCTCTTATACTCCGGCTGCTGGCAAGGCTGCTCGTAAAGCTGGTAAGGCTCCAAGAGGTACGTCAAACAGAAGTTATAGTCAAAGTAATTATGCAGAATATTTGCCTTTAGATTTTGAAGATAACGTCAAAGTTCTAGACATACAGAATGCACCTGTTCCACGTGAGGATATAGATGAAATTCTTAAAACTCTACATCCTGATAAGGATAAGGATCTAATTCAGAGGATTGAAGATCAGTATGCAGCTCAAGCTCCGTACGTTATAGAGCATTCTAAAATTCGGTCTGGTGAGATTCCTGTAAAGGTATATGCAGATCATCTCAAAAAGATTCAGAAAAATCCAGAGGCTCTAACAAAGATCAGGAAACTGAACAAGACACTTGCCTATGAGAGTGGTACAACATACGGTGCGCGCTACGGTCAGCACGGTAGTCATGCGACAGGTAATGCACCACTTAATCAGCCAAGTCAGACGGGAGAGTATGGTGCAATTCATTACAGTGACTATAATGCTTCAAGCCAGCCATCTATAGCTTTTGATCCTAGACAAACTTTATTCGCGCCTCCTGAGTCTCAAAAGGCTCCACTAGATAAAGTTCCTTGGCAGAAAGGTAAGCTCGCTCCAGCAGGGACACCATCAGGCTACTGGGGTGGAACGTTCCCTGGCACGATGCCACCAGACGCACCAGGTGGGATATCTTCTCCACTTCCAGGTCAAGGACCTTTACCTCCAGTTCAAGCTCCAGTAACTACGCCGTTGAATCCGCAACAGGATGCTACGGCATGGGCGGCACAGAACCTACCCAAGTCATGGGCTAATCCACCCATGTATAAGGGTCAGCCTATCCCGACGTACGAGCAAAGTACGATCAAGGAACTTGTCGCTGCTGGTCGACCGCTGACCAAAGATCAGACCAAGAAGCTCGAAATCATCAAACAATTTGAGAGTGGCTATTATACTCCTGAGGATTGGACTAGTGTAGGGACGTCAACTCCGCAACATGCTGAGCCTGTATCAGAAGCTCAGTCTCACGCTGATAGCTTCAAGGTCCTGTTCGACGATCCGTCATTCATGTCGGACGAAATGATTGAGCAGTTTCACATGCTCAGTCCTGATGCCCAGGCAGCGTTTGCTCAGTCTCATCCAGAGGACTATAGCTGGATGACGAATACGTTTGCTTGGAACGAGTATAAAAAGGGTGCGACCGCTCCAATTCCGCCTCCTGCTCCTGAGCCTTTCGGTGCTGCCAAGTACTCAGAACTTCATCTTCCACAAACTCAGGAGAAGATGGAAGAACACTGGAATGATCTTCAAAGTGTTTTTGATGACTATAGTATTTCTAGTGAGTCATTTGTTAACTGGAATAAAAATAATCCAGACCTAAGTCCAGTACAGATTCATGAACTTGCGATTGACCAACTAAAGCAGAGTGGTTATCATGCCGCTGCCGCTGATATCCAACAACTTTTGGACACAAAGAAATCGAGTGAACTAATCCAGGGTATCGCAAACGAAACACCAGCGTTAGATAATTTTGCAAATGATGTTCCATCTATTCCAACACCGTCGAATAACTATGTAAGTGATATGGTCAATGCCTCGCAGAATCCCAGCAATCCTGAGAACATCCAGGGTGCTTGGGGGATGATGCTTGGTTCTGAGCAGATGGAATTTTCTCAGAACTATCCAGAGTTGTTTGAACAGATCAAGCCTATTATATATCCTGCACCTTGGTCTCCTGAGTTACCTTCTGCTTTGCCTGAGGGTATACCTGGATTCGACGACGATATCGTAAAGGCTCCCAATTTTGAAGGTTACTTGGGTGAGCCCCTACCGTCTGTAAGTGCGCCTGATGCCCCTGGTAAGGTCACGCTTGAGAATTTAGATACTTATGGTAGTCTGGACTACCTGAAGAATACATACCCACACGTTGCAACGGAGTTTGGTAAGCATAGCGGGACAGAGATGGGTAGCATCGAGTCCCATACAAAGGATGTGCTCAAGCAGTGGGAGACTCAGCTAGCTCCAGAGGAATTTGAAGAGATCTCTGCTCGGTATGGGACAGACGTAAATGCTCTGATGAACGTCGTTCTGCCCTTGCATGACATCGGTAAGCCTCAGGCTCTAGCTTCTGGAGACAAGACCTTACAGCACTCATTCACTGTTCCTATTCTAGAAGACATTCTACAGAAGGAAGGTTTTGATAAGAAAGATATCGATCTGGCGCGCGAACTGTTCAATCACGACATGATTGGTTCGCTCCTTCAGGGAACGAGCAAGTTCACGCCACAGGAAGTTGCGGAACAGATTGCAGCGAAAGCCGCGAAGATCGGGATGAATCCGTCTGACTTTGCAAAACTACAACTCGCATTCTTTCAAGCAGACGCCTCGGCATACCCCTTCGTGACTCAGTTCATGAAGCAGATGCCGAGTGGTCAATGGATTTCAGGCAGCCCTAAAGTCAAGCCGATTGAAGACCTGATTGCTGGCATTAAGAGCGCGCCTGTTGCAGCTCCTGAGGGATTCAAGCTAAAGGACGCTAATCCTAACTTAGCTGGAATGTACTCAAAGAAAATCTATACCAAAGGTGGTAAGGACTATATCTTCAAAGTTGCAGATCCCTCCAAAGCTCACATGCCAGAGATGGAGACCAGGGCAAACAAGGTTGCGGCACTGGGAGGTCTATACGACGCTGGAACAACAGTTCAGACCTTGGAAGGTAAGCTAGGGTCGATGCAGCCTTTGATTGGGAATAGGTCTGATTGGCCGACGCTACGCCATGATGATTTGACCAAGCTCAGTTCTGCAGACCTTCGTGATATTATTCGGCATCATCCCGTAGATTGGCTCACTTCCAATCACGACGCGCACAAGGGCCAGTGGCTCAAGACACCGAACGGAATCATCGAGATTGACAGGGGACAAGCTTGGAAGCATTTCGGTGAGGACAAACTCGACGTCAACTATCATCCGAACGAGAAGTTTGGTGAGCAGCCTCCGATCTACAATCAGATTGCAAAGCTCTATAAGGAAGGCAAACTTCCTCAATTAAATGAGGGAGATATCGATTCTGCTCTGTGGGCATCCGTTGCCAAGCTCATAGACAATCATCAGCCAGTGATGAACAATATCGAGTCAGCACTTGCTAAATTTAATAAGAGCGATAAGATTCCTATCGCGCACGAGCGGTTTAATACCTTAATGCAAGATCTTGACAAGTTCTGGAAGAAGTAAATGACTACAGGCGATCCCGAAGACGACATTCTTGCTGCAGATTTGCGGAATGCAGTCGATGACATCATCAGGCAGATCGACAGTCGCGATCAGTTCGCGCGCGATCGACTGATGAAAATCTACAAGAGGAATGAGTATTTCTGGGAGGGTCTCCAGAACATCTACTTCTCCGAGGTGGCGCACGACTGGCGATTTATCTCAGATAGTCCGGATGAGGATTATGACTACGCCGAGGAAGCAGACATCGAAGACAAGATCGTCAACATCTACAAGGCCCACGGTGAAGTTATCATATCTGCAATCTCTCAAGCAATTCCAGCGACCCGTTTTTATCCCTCGGATGCCGATCAAGCTCCCGACATTTACACGGCTCAGGCTTACACGCGCCTCGCTGAACTGATACGGAAGCACAACAAAGTTCCGTTTCTTTTCATGAAGGCTATTGGTCTCCTGTACAATCAGGGAATCATTGCAGCCTACACATTCAACGACCAGAACTCAAAGTACGGTACGGAAACGGTACGACACTACAGGCAGGGAGTCCTCAAAACAAAGACGGATTACTGCCCCGAGTGCGGAGAACCCTTGAGCGATTCAGCTGTTCAGCCGATGAACAGCTTGGGAATGGGTGTGCCGCCGGAGATGTCTCCACTTGCAACGCTGTTGCCATCAGCGGTTCCTCCAGAGCAGCCGGTGGATAGTCCTGGTGGCGCGCCCATTGAAAACTATCCTATTCCCGAGGGTGCAGAGACATCTATCGAGAACAGTGCGAACACTCAGGCTGAACCGGAGCCAACGCCGCCCCCTGTAGAGAATTTGATGGAGGCTGCGGCTCCGAATGCACAGTTGTGCCCGAACTGTCAGATGGAAGTTTCTCCCTTTACAGACACAGCTGAGGAGCCTGTTCAGGAACTCGACTGGGAAGAGACCGTTGCAAAGTCTCGTCAAATCATTGAACTGTACGGTGCAACAAACGTACAGATCTTTCCTCGAGCGAGGACACTTCAGCAGTCAGGCTATCTGATTCTGAACGACGAGCACGATGTTGCTGAGATGCAGGAGAAGTTTCCGCATATCGCAGACAAGATCGTTCCTACTGCTGATAGTGAACGCTACGATCGTTGGGCGCGCGCTCCAAGTTTGGTCCAGAACGACAGTGATGAAGATGTTTGCACCTGCCGTCAGGTCTGGCTCCGCCCCTGGATGTTCAACAAGATTGGGAAGCTGGACGACGAAAGAGTGCTTGCACTCAAAGAACAGTTTCCAAATGGATTGAGAGCAATCTACATCAATGATGTCCTAGCGGAGGTCAATGATGAGGACATGGATGAGTATTGGACCGTCTCGATTGATCCTATACTCGATCGTGTTCATGGACAGCCTTATGCTAATCCTATCGTTCCTATTCAGGAGATGACCAATGAGGTATTCCAGCTTACTGTCGAGACAATCCGACACGGAATACCTGAGACCTTCGTTGATTCTAGTGTCATTGATTTACAAAAATACCGATCAATGGAGGTTAGCCCTGGGTCTTTATATCCTGTTAAAGCACCCGTTGGAGGGAATATTGGGGCGGCTTTCTACACAAATAAAGCGGCTCTTCTCTCCAGGGAGCACAAAGAATTCCATGACGACCTACAAACTGCTGGTCAGTTTGTACTCGGAACTGTACCGTCCGTCTATGGAGGATCAATGCAGGGAGGCTCAGATACAGCCTCCGAATACAGCATGAGCCGAGCTCAGGGATTACAGAGACTTCAAATCATCTACAAAATGATTTCATTCTTCTGGTCTGATTTGGAAAGTAAGGCGGTCAAGTGCTACGCCAAGAACATGAAGTCGGACGAGAAGATTGTAAAATCACAGGGTAAGAATTCTTTCGTGAACGTGTGGATTCGTAAGGCAGAGATGAACGGTGAGGTTGGACAGGTCGAGCCCGAGCTCAGTGAGCAGTTCCCTCTCGCCTGGGCGCAGAAGCGCGACATCATCATGCGCTTGTTGGAACTGAACAATGAGGCACTCAACGAGGCTCTCTTCCATCCTGAGAACCGACACACTGTCGCAGAACTCGTTGGCGTTACCGAACTGACAGTTCCGGGTGATGCAGACAGGAGCAAACAGCTATACGAGATTTACGAGCTCTTGCAGGGTCAGCCACAGCCCGTTGGAATCAACCCAATGGACGGAACTCCAATCTTGGAGTCGACTGTTCCCGTCGAGCAAGAGGTTGACCAGCACCAAGTTCACATCGCAGTGATCAAGGAATGGTGCGTGTCCGAGATTGGGATGGATCAGAAGATGACCAATCCCGGTGGCTACATGAACGTCGTTGCTCATCTCCAGAATCATGTAGAAGCAGACCAGATGGAGATGATGAAACAAATGATGATGCAGGGTGGAGCGCCACAGGCGCCTGCCCCTCAGCAAGGTTCTCCGCCGAAGGCGAAAGATACCGAGAGCATTCCAGCGCCGCGAGGCGCAGCAAACGTTGCATCTTAAGGGGTGAGTGATGGCCGATGATGATGTTGTTGGTGGTGACACAAGTTCTCAGTCCGACCTGGAAATTCTGAACGACGACTCTGCTACACCCGAAGAAACTCCGGTTGTTGAAGGAGAGACGTCAACAGAAGAAGAGCCAGGAGAAGTCACCTTTGAAGATGAAGTTGTCGAGGAAGAAAAGCCTGTCGAGGACCCGACTGTCAAGGCAGCCGAACCTGAGCCTGACGACGCCGAAATTCCTGAAGGACAGCTTCGTTTTAAGGACATCAAACAGAAGTTTCCGACTATCTTCAAAGATTTTCCGAAGCTTGCTGAGACGATACGCAACGATCGTGCGTATTCGG